ATCCATATCCTCCTCGTCAGAATCCTCCTCATCATAAATCTCTGGAAACAGAGATCCCAACTGCTTGCCCACCACGTGCCGTGCTGCATACATCATGCCGTACTGCATGTCAGCCTCAGTCACAGTGGTCCGCCCTGAAGCCTTGGCATAGTGACTTGCAAGTACAACTGTAGACTCAAACACTGGAAGAAATATATCCTCCATATCCTTACAAAGTAATATCTGTAGGCCCATAAAACAGCATCGCGAGTGCCCCATTCTGAATCTGCAGGATGTTGTAGGCCCTCATGTACATTCTGAGGTTGATGGGGGTGGCGGACGTGTTGAGAGTAAAGTTAAACTGCTGTCTGTTTATGAGACCAAAGTTGATGCTCCCTGTCGACCGTAGATTCTCTGGATCAAGTGAAAATGAATACATGTAAAATTGTCTGTCTGGGATTCGGACGTGCTGGTCAAGCCCACTCACCACACGGAGAAACAGAGGGAAACCCGTCTCCGCCTTTAAATACTCTTTGTCGTTCAGAACTATGCGAAGAGAATTTAGAACAGTTGAATTGTAGACGTATGGTGATGCCCCAGGGGTTTGGAGCACAAAAAAGAGCTCTTTGCATGGATTTCGAAACTGCGTAAACACTGTGTTGATATTGAGTGGCTGGGTTGTGGATGGGAACTGTGTGCTATATAGTTGGTTCTGCCCAACCAAATAAGTCAATTTATTATTTGTAAAAAATTGTCTTTCTTTTTCTTCTAGAAATACATAGTCTACCAAGAGGGTCGCGTTGAACTGTGGGTTGGTGGTCACGCCTGTGCCACACTCTGAAAAGTTTCTGATGTTGAAGCGAATGCGCGCGTTTCGATTGAGAGCGCACACTGGAAAAGAGAGGCGGAACGCGCTGAATGGCAGCTTGATGGTGTATGTGGTAAGGGGTGTTGTCGTCTTTTTTCCTACAAACTGTGTGAGAGCCGCCTGTCTTCCCTGGTTCACCGTTACATCATTGAACATCTCTATGTACTCGCCGTGGAGACGCTCGATTATTTGGTTTTCATACTCCAGCTGGACCCAGTTGAGCACATAGGTGCCAAAGCTGTCACAGACGGTGCTTGTGAGACCGGGTGGAAACACGAGACGAAGCCATGCAGCGTCTATAAGGTCACCCTCTTGGTACAAATCCATGGTAATCTCAGACCCATAGGTGACTGTTTTTGGAAACTGCAGCATAATCACCTGGTTCGAACATCGAGTCGCTCTCTTGTACACATTCTTCATATAGGTCATCTGTGGGTTGCCTGCTAGAACCTTTTCATTTGTGCCTAGGGTATTCACCAATGACCTCAAGGGCATCCTATTTTACATAAACATAAAAGTTCCAAAGCCATTCTCCGCGACAAATACATTCTTTGTGCGAAAGTACACCACCACATTGAGAAGACCAGTGCCTTGGGGGGTGGTCAGCGTCAACAGAATCTCCTTTATCCTCGAAAAGTTCACTGGTTCTTTAAATACGTAGAGACCAACGTTCCGAGAGGGTGTGACAACCTTGTTTTCAAAGGGCTCTATGAGGTACCAGTAGTCGCTCGAGTAGTTGATTAGGTCCTGACCATTGAGTGTCAAGGCTATGTTGGTAAGTGCGGTGGAGTATGTATATGTGTTGATGTTCACAGGGGTCTGAGCAGTGATGTAAATCTCCTTGACAGGGTTTATAATCGAACCAGACAAGTTTAGGATATTTTGTCCAGAATTTATAGAAAAATTTCTATAAATTAATGAATCGTATACATATGTCTGTTGGGTACTTGTGAACCACTTGAGTTCTCTGTTGGCAATGGTGGCATATTCTACCAATAGGGTTGATGTAAGCACGTTACTCGAAGACACTTGCACAGACAGTGCTGGGTTAAAGTCAATCTCTATAATGACGTCATGACGTTCCAGACTACACAGAGGCAAGTTTTTGATACCAAAGTCCATGTTTGTGTACACCTTTGGTGTGACGAGATTGGTTGTGCCTGTGAGCATGAGGGCTTGAAGCCCCACCTGGTTTTCATAGGCAACCTCCATGGAGTTTTTAAGGTCAATGTAGGCCCCTGTAATTTTGCTCACAGTTTGGCCACCAACTGTGAGTCGAGCCTCTGATATGAGTCTGGTGCCGACCCCATCGTAGTAGGCGGACGTGACTGTCGGCAGGAATGTCTTTAGACATATACGTGTCACAATGTCACCTCGAATTGGGAGTGTGCAAAACATGGTGGTGCCCGTCACCACTGGTTGGTTATCAAAGGGAATCTCATAAATCTGCGTCAGAAAGGCGGTGTGCCGCTTGTATATCGCCTTGAAGTACGTGATGCTTGGCGTGCCTGTGATGTACACGTCTTGCTCACCCGTAGCAGCCAGTTGAACTGACATCTATATTTTACTTATATAATAAACTTGACATTCTGTTCGCAATGGTGAGCACTTGGTACCCATAGTAATATATGTAGAGTGTGTAGTTGCTGGCAATGTCCGAAGCATAGGCCGGGTTGAATGTGATATTCATCTTGCTTGATTGTTGGTCCAACTTTTCAAAGTTTAGGTACCCCCCTTGGTTGTACTCGTGTGGCCAAATTCCAAAAGAATATGTATAAATATTACTGGAAGGAATGGTCAACTCGTGGTCCATACTCATCTTGAACTGGAACAAGTAAGAGTTGCCAAAGGTGTCTGTAATGTCCTTGCCGTTCAAGTAAATCTGAAAAGTCTGGATAGTGTCTACAAAGGTGGAGGTGACGCCGTTAAAGTAGGTGAGGGGCACGGATGGAACGGTTGGTCCTGTTGTGTTTAGATAGCCAAAGGTGAATCTGTTTTGGACACCGGAGAGGGTTGTTGCCGACTCATAGGTTTTGTTTCGAACATACCACGCCAACATGGTCACAGGGAACTTTGCGGAAAAGTTCTGGGTAAACACACCACCCACCTGCGCAATGGATGGGTTGTTGTACGACTGTTGGATCACAATGTCCAAGGGGCGTGACTGGTAGTACAACCGCTCTTCGCGTGTCAAGAGAATCTCCTCGGTAATCATAGTTACATTTGAAAAGTCAAAGGCTCCTGTATAGTTGGTGAACCACGAGGCTGGTCTGAAAAAGAATTTTATAGAAATAAATTCCGAGAGGGCACAGAGTGGGAGGGGTGGTTTCTCAATATTTTCACGGTTGGGATCTACAAAGCTGTGACGTCGACAGAAGAATAGCTCCATAGGGAACACAATCTGTAAAGGGGAGGTTGTGGGTGGAGCCTGTGTCTCGTTGAGACCCCCATTGAGTGCACTTGCAAGGGCAAGCTTTTCGTCTGCATCGAGGAACAGCTGGTCTCTCAGAATGTACCAGTTGTCATCAATCTTTTCAACAATATTTGGTCCTATGCGAAACTCGACATGCTCTATGATGGCCCGGCCTATCCACGGGGTCCACACCCCCGAGGCAAGTGCAGGGAGAGTCAGGCTCAGGTACATGTTGGTCATGAGGTCCCCATACTCCTTGGGATCAATCACAAACTCGACAGTTTGACCTACAAACTGGTTGACTTGGGGGTAGGTGGTCCTGTGAAACTTTGTAAAGTGTGAGTGTTGTAGAATATTTGAACGGTATGTGTCTGCATCATCTGCAAACACATACTGGTCTTGGGGACCAGTGGCACTCAGACCTATTACTGCGGCGCTCTGAGCCATTATAATTTTAATATAAAATAGTATGGCACAGTCGGCTGCAGTGATTGCACTCAACGCAACAAGTGCAGCTGATGATTATATTTTAAACAAAAAGAGCGAATTTCGGCCAGTTATTCGACAGCATTCGCACTTTGCTCAGTTTCACAGAGTGACCAAGCTCCCCGGTACAGCCTTTATCGGCCAGACGGTCGAGGTTATACTGAACCCCAAGGAGCTGGGGGACCTGATGACCAACGTGTACTTGGCACTGACCATGCCCGCTTTGCCCCACGGGTACTTTTACACAGAGTACATAGGCAGAGCCATCATAGAGCACATAGAGTTTCGAATTGGTGAACAAATTGTGGAGAAAATTACGGATGATTGGTTTGTTATCCATGACCAGCTCTTGTTGGATGCAGACGAAAAGCTAGCCATGTACAAGTGCATCAACAATGGGCAAATACCTGGGTCTCCTGTGACTGCCAATACAGCCTTTGAGCTCATGATCCCTCTGGAGCTATTCTTCTGTCGTCGGCACAGTCACGGCATTGTGGCTCGTCAGCGTATCGAGAGACCACCCCTCCCACTGTGTGCAGTGATTAATCAGAAAATTTCTTTTAAATTCTTTTTTCGGCCACAGACCTGGTTCACCAACTACAATACGGCTATAGAGTTTCAGAACCCCCGCCTCATCACAGAGGAGATTATGCTCACGACGGAGGAGCGCCAGTACTACAGGGACAAGCCTTTCAGGGCGGTGATTAACGTGACCAAGAATGACTCTGTGACTGACTATCAGAATGGGCAGCCTGTCCAGTACTTTTCTGCAGACTTTCCGGTGACTATGATGGTGTGGTTTGTGCGAAACAGCCTGTATGAGAATGCAAGCATCAACAACTACTACGCCTCCCGATATGCCTTTGGGTACACCACCAAGTACCTACAGGCCGCCACACCAATCACCTTTTTCGACGGCACTGTCAGCAACTACATAGACGTGCTTCAGTCGTCAGACATTTACTTGAATGGCCGGAACATCATGGGAACTTTTGCAACGGGCCCTTTTTATCAATTTAAGCAGCCTATGGACCACGGCTTGGCTGTCCCCTCAAAGAGCCTGTATGTATACTGCTTTGGCAAGTCGCCCAAAGAGTACAACCAGGGTGGATATCTTAATTTTAAAAATATTAATTCGCAGACGAGTAAGATTGTCATGACATTCATTCCAGGGTACTCGCCGAATATTCAAGCAAACTTCCGGATCGCACTGTATTACTATGGATATGGCGTGGTGGAGATTGCGGGTGGGAGAGCTACACTATTATCGTAAATACTAACAGGATGGCCGTGCAGCTCTCTGCACGTGGCCAACAAGATGTCTATGTGACAGGGAAACCAAGCATGACATATTTTTCAACAGTTTTTAAAAAAAGTACTCCATTTGTTTCCGAGAGTGTCGAGTATTTCTTTGATAGTCTTGCGTCTCAAAGTCAGACGACGCGGTGCACACTCCCTCCTCGTGGTGACATAATATCAGACATTACTCTAAAAATTACTTTTCCACAACTCGTGACTATTCCACAGAATGTGTACTGTTATCCCATTTGGCCAACCAGTATACCACCCCTCCAGGTGTATGTGATGACTGCGACGACTGCAAAACTCGCCTTTCAAGCTGGCCAGTTTCCCTATTACTACTCGACATATAATGTGAGTTTCTGGGTGACACCATACTTGCCGGATTTATTAGTCACGTACAACCAAGAAACCTCTTATTTTCAGTTTACAACAACAAACCCTTTGTATCTCGCTATAGGGTTTACGAGTGAGCAATCTGCAAGCTTTTGGGGGTTTGATATAGTGAATCCCACATATGCGTCAACCTCCTTTCCAGGGTACACAATGTACACCATACAGAATGGGTCTCTCCAGTCTCAGTTGAACATCATCCAGTCTGGGTGGACCGTGGGGTACTCACCACAAAACTCCTCATACGGTTTCTCTTATAACGACTCGTATGCGACAAGTATTATTTCTGAAGCTCGTTTACTTGTTGGTGGCCAGATTGTGAGCCGTGTAACTGGTGACTACATAAAGCTCCTGTATGACCACGATGTTCCTTATGAAAACCAGAGTGGGCTCACAGCTCTAATAGGGAAGGGTGACACGACAAGTATAAAGTACAATACAACGACATCATATGTAAAGCTTCCTTTTGGCATTGACAACTTGCCCATGTGCAGTCTAGAACGAAATGATGTCAAGGTGGAGGTGAGTTTTAGTAATATTGCTCCACTCGTCAATAACCTTAGTACAGGCTCTGGGTCTATTCTGGATAGTGCATCGTATGAAGGGGCTGATTTCAGAACAATATTCAACTGCTCTTTTTATGAAATTAAATCAGCCCCTTTTTTGTTCAATAATTTCATTGTATGGACAGACAGAAGGAATAGCGGAACCTATTGTGTCAGGTATGACATTACGAAAGACATTGCAGACCCAACTGCATATTCAAGTACTGTAGAGGGGACAATTCCAGAAAACTCGACTGTGTTTCCTACACTGAATAATGCGGTTGTCAATGGTACACGGTATACTGCAACTAACAATGGTGTATCTTTATACCTCCAGTACCAGCCTGTGAATGACTATATAAACAATATAAATACGATAGTCACTGGGACACAACCTCTTTGGATATATCCTACAGGAGGTCTTGGGTACACGACAACTCTTTGTGCAGACTCGAGATATGTGTATACTTTTGTCAACTTTAACGGATTTTACCTTCCGATAAACGGTCTATGGGCCGGTGTTCCGTATCTGTACTATGATGGGTCTCCGAATCAGGTTTTCACTGCAGTATTTTATGGACATGCAGCTACTGATATTTCACCAACATCTGGACCCGGTTTGGAGTTTCTTCGGCGAGCAATGACAAATGTACTTACACAAGCAGGTATTTCTAACCACGTTGGCCAATACCCTATCGTTGTCTCAAAAACAACGACTGCGCCATTTACAGTGTCATCCGCACCGACAACTATAAACATACAGGTTACTTCAACAACATCTGTTGTTATTGGACAATATGCATTGTTTAATCAGTATCCAGGAATATATGGTACATATGTCACTGCAATTCCCAATTCGACAACTGTTACTATTTACGTAACGGGTATAACATCTACCCAAACCATAACGTCTGGTGCCGCTATAGACTTTCGATCCCCCCCAACGGCTGTTTTGAACAGTCAAACAACAGATGGGTCAAACTGCACAACATCATGGACCTTGACATATTTTTTCCCCTTTGGGAATGATGCGGGGCGATCTGCAAATTTCAACAACTATGTATATGTCCGGTATGACACGACACTGAGTATAAATAGCCCAACAGCATATTCTTGGTACTTTGACTTTAATACACTCAATCAGAATTTATGCATGGATTATGAATTTCCTGTATCAAGTTTTTCGGATGGTCAGTACATTTCCGCATCAATGCAAGGTGATCAAGATTCTTATTTTTTTAAAATTGATACTCTTTCATTTTTGTCAGCTTCTGGCTATACAACAAGCAAAGGTATGAGGACAGTAATAGACACAGTCACAGGAATTTATCCATATATAAACGCGGGTCCTTGGTTTACCGATGGGACCTGGATTTACATGGGATTCTTTGCAAATACAAATCAATCTCTCCAAAGACTTTTGATTGGGAGTGATCCCAACCAGAATTCTTCATGGAATGTTGTAAACATAGTTAATATTATTCCAGACTTGGTGTATGGTGGGTGGGGTCAAAATGTCACATTTACACAACCAGCTGCATATGATGGACGATATGTCTATTTTTGTTCGCAAGGGGGTTCTTTGGTAGGTCCTCTCTACTTTACATACGACACGACACAGTCTTTTTACAGTCCGAGCGCATATACCTGGTTTTCAAAGCACTGGCCATACCTCTATGATCCTGTGATAAACCCAGGGTTTGTCATGGCTTCGCAGGGTCCTAGTCCGACAGCACTCATGAATGGAGCCGCGTTTGATTCAGTGGGAAATTTATATGTTGTTATGAAATTACCGATAACCACTGCATACACAATATACAACCCAGGTCTTGTTCCAGCTGTTACTATAAATAACCAAAATGCTGGTTATTTTGTAATAAAATACAGTTCAACTGGGTACTATATATGGAGCTTTTGGATGAGTCAGGGATCTTATGTAGGTGGAGCAAATTCTCTAGATATGGGACTAAAAGTAGATTCAAGCGATAATCTATATGTATTTGCGTCACCACTCACCGAATGTAAAGATACTCAAGGCACACATGTAACCTTTTTTAATAATGTTTCTTATGGAGGAGGTTATCAAGGTGTTATTGCTAAATTTTCAAGTGCTGGTGTGTTTCAGTGGAGAACACTCACTATAAACCCTCCAAGTTATTCAGACTATCAAGGAAATTCAATAACAGATATATCATTTGATTCTTCTGGAAACTTGTACGTCACTGGTCAACTTATTAAATTTCAAGACAGAACTATTTCAACTGTTTCGTTTGTGAATGCAGGTGCTGTCACAGGTTCAATGACTCTGGGGTTTACATCAAAAGCAACTGCATTTTCTGCCCAACTCAACTCTTCTGGTGCATTTCAGTATGTTACATTCACAGATATAGCAAACAATGACGAAGACTTTGACGGTGCATTCCGTATACAGTATGACTCGTATACTTCATCGGTGTATACAGTTGGATACTATTCAAATCCTTATTCAAACTCAAACTTTTCGTGGAGAAAAACAACAGGTGCAAATTATACTTGGTACTCTTTGGCATATTCTTCAAGTCTTAATAAATTTGTAGCATTTGGGAATGGAATTTGTTACTGGTCTTATGGGAGTAGTACTACAAACATAAACTCGTGGTCTACAGGTTCAGGATCCTTCCCTTCGTCAACAACAGGTGTCTATGGTACGTGGTACTCTGCCGCCTCTCTATTTGTGGCAGTTGCTTACGGGTCAGCGACAGGGGCATACTCAACAGATGGACAGAACTGGACTTCATTCACCATGCCTGTAAGTGCAAACTTTTCATCCATAGCATCAAATGCCTCTGGTATTGTAGCCATTATAAATGGGTCCTCGACTGTGTACTACTCGACATCAACGAGTATGCCATTCACGTGGAACACAGCCACACTCCCAGCTGCAACTGGATGGGCCTCAGTTACTGCGTCATCATCAAACTTTGTGGTTGTATCTTCGACTTCAGCTCTTGCAGTCGCATACTCGACAACAGCAACAGGGTCTTCGTGGTCAACTGGGTTCCTTCCATCAGCTCTGGCACTCAACTCTGTGACGTGGTCAACTCCATTCAACTGTTTCGTAGCAGTTGGCAATGGTGCCACTGGAGTCTATAGCTCAACAACTAACGGGTCTGGGACATGGCTCACATTCACACTCCCTGTGAACCAAACGTGGACCTCGGTCGCTTCAGAGGATACAAACCAAGTCCTTATAGCCATTGGCGCAAGTAATTCCGGAGCAATTTCTTATACACTCTCGGGGACATGGTCATTGTCTGTGTTACCTTTCAACTCAGTTCCGTGGGCAAGTATAAAGTGGTCACCAGCATCCACCACCTTTGTAGCGATTTCAAGAGGAACTTCAGGATATGCAGCAGGTAACTTTTTAACTAACGGGTACAATTGGTCAGGGTCAAGTCTCCCGTCTATTTCAACCGTCACAGGCCCCACCCTGTCAGGAACCACAACAAACAATGGGTTTCTCATGAAGATGAATACATCAGGTACAGTGTCAACTTCTATAAACATACCACCAACCGCAGATTCAAGCTATTACATGCCATCTGGACTATTCACCGACTCGTCTGGAAATATCTATATAGCATCATGTTCAAAAACAACACTTATTGGGGCATCAACACAGGTGTATTTATCAAAGTACAACACTTCACTCACTTTACAGTGGACAAGTGTAATTAATGGAACATATGGGAATTCAGGGACGCCGTTTATGGTCCAAGACTCTTATGGAAATATTATTATTACTTTTGCATTCTTGTCACCGACTATTACTGTTCAAGATTCTTCAGGAAATATTGTCAAGCGGTACACGAAGGAGCCCCCCATTTATGTGTATGATTCATTCAAGGATTCACTCATATTAAAATTCAATCAAGATGGTTTTTTTGTGTGGGGAGTACAGGTTACTGGAGCGATTGATGATTACCCAATAGGTCTTACGGCGGACAAGTTTGGGAACATTCTATGGTCCGGGTTGTATGGTTCCGCTGATTTTCAAGTCATAAACTCGGACGGGAGTGTCGGGTTTACAAATGGGTTTGGGTACGGTACATCTGTTGGTGAAAACACAGGAGCTGGCTACATTATCAACGTTAAAATAAACTCTGCAGGCTTTGTTCAGTGGGGAAATACAGGGAATATTCTCGGTGATTCCAACTTTATAACAAGCTCCGGAGGGACTATATCAGGTTTATATTTCGCCTTTGCAGGCATGCCCTACCTACTTGTTCAAGGTCCTAGGTACTATTACTTTTATTCATTTAATTATTTTGGAGATTTAAATCACCCCACTCTTTTCCGGTTCGACCCCATAGGTGCCCCTCCAAACATAGTACCAACAGTCACCTCTTCATCCGGTGGGTTTAACGCAAGTGTCATTGTACAGTATGACCACTTAGGGCCCTCTGAAATACAATATTTTAGAAAAAGTTTACAAACAATTGTTTTTGAAAACATGCAATCTTTGTTTATACCACTGAGCCCTGGGACAACCACAGTTACTCTTCCATTTTTGACACCAGTCAAAGAACTCTATTTTCTGTCCAACACATTTTCAAACATAACAAGCCTTGGGCTCACATTCAACGGTGAAGAGTTGTTTAACTTTTCGGGTACATATTTCAATACTATAATGCCATACGAGTCATCAGTGGTTATGCCGAGCTACAATACATACATGTACAACTTTGGGTCACCTGTCAACATGTCACGAATAGCCAGCAAAATCCTAACGGTGACACAGCCAAACACCACAGGTCTCTGGGTCTATGCAAAGTGTCTCAACGTATTTGGGGTCAAGGATGGCGTCGCTGGGCTACTGTTTAATTCTCAGCAATATCTAGTATGAATGATGTTGTGTCACTTGGGTCATCCACTCAAATTACAAATGGAAGACCAGACACAAGTTATTTTATTGAGAAATATTCCAAGTTTTCTCAATGCAGTAACCAGACAATTCTTTTACAATTTTCCAAGCCATTCAGTTTTGGTGAAGAGACAACCATAGATCTTTACCAAGAGGGTGACATACTAAACTCACTCTATGTTCAGTTTTTGTACCCGGCGGGCCAGCCCTCCGCCGTCTGTGACAGCTTTGGGACGTACATGTTCAACTGGGCCCAGCTTGAGTATGAAGGGGAACTTATCGAGCGCATAGACGGAGAGTTTCTAGAGATTATAAATGACCTCACAGTGCCCCAAGCAAAGCAGGGGGCTCTGTCCAACACGGTGGGTAAAAACCTGTCAAGCAACCTCGCCGTATACTACACAAAGCTCCCTTTTAGTATATTTGAAACGGGTATGCCCATGTGCGCACTCGCAAAGAATCTGGTGCTCCGACTCAACATCCGAAACTTCTGGGAGGGGTGCCCCACCGCCACACAGTACAACCCACCCTTCACCGCAATTGTCCGTACCAACTATGTGTTCCTCCCTGAAAAAGAAAGAAATTATTTTATAAATAATTCTTTGACATATCTGTATGAGCAAACACAGCGCCTAGACAATGTCACAAATTCTTCAGCAATAACTATTTTATCCGAGTTTCAGAACCCTACCAAGCAACTATTCTTTGTTATTCAGACGGTGGGTGCAAGCCCATACGTCTGGACAAACAGTGGTTCTGACCAGCTTGTCAATATGCGTCTCCTCATGAATGGCACAGAGGTTATCACGACAGACTTTGGGACACCCCTGTTCCTTCGATGCCTCCAAGGACTCGAGTCTCACACAAGGTGCCCCGACAGATATTTTTATTTATATAATTTTTCCATAGACCCAGAGAATACCAACCCCACTGGCTCTATAAACATGAGCTGTGTAAAACAACAAATTGATTTAAATTTATCTGCAAGTTTGACCCCTCGTACTATTCATTCGTACTCTAGGTGTTACAACATTTTGAAAATTGAGAGGGGGAAACTACGGATACTGTACCCAGTGCCATTCCAGATTACTGCAACTTCCAAGTAGGTCATTGCGTCAATTACAACCTTCAAAAATACTCTAAAATACCAGGATGAATCTACAGATTAAAAAGTTTGACCCGAAGACCATCCCAGACGACTCTGTCTGCATCTTTGTGGGAAAGCGTCGCACAGGGAAATCAACGCTCATCACAGACATTCTGTACCACAAGAGACACATACCAGCAGGCATAGTCATGTCTGGCACAGAGGATGGCAACCACCACTACAGAACCTTTGTACCCGATCTCTTCATCTATGGCGACTATAACAAAGGGGCTGTTGAGAAAGTCTTGGAGCGCCAAAAGAAACTCACAGCCGTTGGCCGCGCCAAGCCCGCCTTTCTGCTCATGGATGACTGTATGTACGACAGAGCCTTTATGCGCGACGAGTGCATCCGACAGTGCTTTATGAATGGACGCCACTGGAAGCTGTTTTTCGCCATGAGCTGTCAGTACGTCATGGACATGACCCCTATGATCCGAACCAACGTGGACTATGTCTTTGTCCTCCGCGAAAACGTCCGGCAAAACAGAGAAAACCTCTACAGGTGTTTCTTCGGTATTTTTCCAACCTTTGACATGTTCTGCACTGTGCTCGACAACTGCACAGAGAATTACGAGTGCCTTGTATTGGACAATACCAAGACGAGCAACAAAATTGAGGACTGTGTTTTCTGGTACAAGGCACCCCTCCGCAAAAACTTTCGCATAGGCAGCCAAGAGCTCTGGAACTACCACGCAAAACACTACAACCCACGCCATTCAAACATATCACTCGACACCTCCCAGTTTAGACGCAAGTCACAGGGCGGCGGGATCACCATAAAGAAAATGGGCTCATAAAGTAATGGATGCCCCCCAACCACAAGAGTCTGGCGGAATAGGTGTTTTGCTCCTTGTACTCTTTCTCGTACTTGTAATTGTTTTGCTGTACAGGTACCTGAAAAGGTCTGCTCAAACGAGCGCCCCTCCCATGGCAGCCCCTCCAGTGAGTGCTCCCCCAGCGAGTGCTCCCCCAGCAAGTGCCCCAGCGAGCGCCCCAGCGAGTGCCTCCTTTTCAAGCGGTGCTTCTATGGGTGCTTCCTTGGACGACTCAACGCCTATGATGAGTGCACCAACGAGCAGTGTCCCTGCCCCAGCAAGTGCTGCCCCAGCGAGTGCTGCACCAGTGAACAGTGTCCCAGTGAGTGCTTCCACAGGGTCATCGTCTTCAACAACATCTCTGTCAACATTAGCAAGTATGCCCTCTCCTAGCACTCCAGCTCCCTCCACAAGCCAGGCCGCCTCCAGTGCAGCCGAGCCAACAACCACAGTCGGCCCAGCACTCCCAACGACTGTGCCTGCGTCCCTGCCAACACCCTCCAACCCCAAGAAGGGCTTTGTGTATGACCTGAAGATTAACGGCGCTACCAACGCTCAGTTCAACACGCAGATGCAGAGCCTGAACCTTGGCTGGTACTACACGTGGGGAATGACGGGTTCCCCAGGTCTGAGCCTCAAGTTTTCGCCAATGGTGTGGGGCGCACCAGACGCACAGAAGCTCTCGCAGATACCAGCTGGCTCCACAGAGCTCTTGGCATTCAACGAGCCCGACGGGAACCAGCCCGGTGCTCAGTCCAATATCCGGGTTCAGGATGTCGTGAGTCTGTGGCCCACCCTGAAAAAGACGGGGCTCCGCATCGGCTCTGTGGCTGCTTCGCAGAACCCTATGGCCACAAGCTACACACCAAACGACGGCAGCCCTGCTCTGACCACGTCATACTTTGATGCACTGTGGACTGCTCTGAGCGCGGCGGGAAACACCCCTGATTTCATCGCGCTGCACTGGTATGCACCACCAGATGCCAACGGCTTTTTGGCCTGGCTCGACTCTATATATGACAAGTATCAGAAGCCCCTGTGGATCACTGAGATGTGTGTGGCTGACTGGAAGGCGACTGCAACCACCCCTGAAAAGTTCACTACGGCGCAGATTCAGTCATTCATGGATGCTGTGGTGGCAGGCATGAATTCCCGGAGTTATGTGGAGCGGTACTGCTGGAAGACCCGGCCCACCACAGACTACAACATGGGCAATGGTGCCCTCATAGCCCTTGACGGCTCACTGACCCCTCTGGGCCAGCATTACGCGACATTGTAAGTTTTTCTGTACCACTCATTGAGCACTGGCTCATTTCCTTGGTCTATGTAGTCCTTTTTACACTGATTTCCCTTGACATACATAATTGCTTCTTCAAGAGATTTCAATATGTTTTCTGGGTCTGTGCACCCGAAGAAGCGCTCATGTTTCTCTGGGAGGCGGTCGGCAAATGCACCACGTCTGATGTACACTATCGGAAGACCGGAGTTGATAAGGTATGTGAGTGCGTAGCAGTATGTTTCCTCGAGCCTAGAAGGCCAAAGAATGACGTGACACTTGTGAAGACGATCAATGAGTTCTTCATTCTTGTAGTTTTCAATTTTAACAAACTGTATCCAAGGAACATGTTGTAAGATATCTTCTACCTGCTTCAACATATCTTGTCCCTTTTTTCCTACACATGCAATCCGTATAATGTCTTTGACGACGGGGTTTATCCAAAGATTTTCCATGCGGACAGGTATGTCGCAGTGAGGCACAACATGGACAGGGAAAGAATCCAAAGAATTATCCAAAAATTTTTTATAATTGTTGTATACACTTGGGGTCGGCATAATAATACAGTCGCACAAGGAAAAGAGTTCAAGTGTAGAAAATTTCATAAATTCGTGTGGAGGAAACTGTTTTGCGTGTTCTGTTGTAAACCCTTGAGAGGCAGCATCAGAACCCTTTACCGAAGCACTAAACAAAAAGTAATAGTCATGAATTGTTAAAAATATTTTAATTCCATATCTCTTTAAAAATTTTGCAAATATAATTATGGACCACCCGATATCTTCTACGGGTATCAGAGAGTGTATGTTGAAAATGTCCCCTGCCATATCGCCACCACTAAACAGCTTATTCACATGTACTGCATCAGTTTTTGTAAGCTTTGTAAATTCTTGTATATATTGTTTGACACCTCCTTCGACATCATGAAAAAGGTGAACAACCTTCATACTTATTATTTACTCTTAATTTTTAAATGGAACATAACACAACGATATGTCACATCGGTCCGCACAGTTGGGACTGTCATAGACTGTAGGAACATCCTCAGTATTTTTATTTTTATTTAAAATAAATTCATTTCTGATAAAAGTGCACTCAAATACATCGGGCAGGAGTACCCCTTTGTTTAAGTGCATACCACACCCGTTATTCCCATGGAGATGGACAAGAGTATGTGTATTTTGTATGTACCTTAACATATTCTCCATATCTTCGTTTGTTACAACAAGCCCTGTAAAGTAGCTGGGATGAAGTTGAATATCGTTGGGTGTATGAATTTCTACTACAAGCTGCTTTACTTTGGACAAGTCTAGGGCAGGGAGCACCCCAAACTCGTGTCCCTCAATGTCCATCTTAACAAAAGCATTACTGTAAGGGTGAATATACTCGTCAAGCGTGTGCGCGTACACATTGTGGGCCACATACTGAATAGCGTGTTCCGTGTGAGGGATTTGGGATATTGTACCGTCAAACGCTGTACACGGAACATTCTTATACTTATTTAAAAATTCATTTTCAAAATTCAAATCTGTACCTATCCCGCAGCTTATAAAACGGTCATAGGTTCCAGGGAGTTCACAAGTGACATACCCGCCATCATTGAGGCTTCCGAGCCTACATTTGGTATACGGCGACTCATAAATTGTCAAATAGTGCTCTACGTTCTGGAGTTGGCTCATTTGCCCACCTACTATTACAATATTTTTCAAATTCTTTAAGTTCAGGAACTTCATCGACAAGATCTTGCCGAACGAAGAATGTGTCAAGCGTTGTTTCACATGCTACAAGGACATACCCATACTGCTTGCCCACCTCATACAGAGCTGCAATTGACGCTCCATAGACCCAGTCGTTGTTTTGCCAACGTATTGTTGGGTCATTTTTCAAAGTAACCTTTTCGTCTATACCAAAGTGACCGTTGAACTCTACACTTATGACACGAGGCTTGTACTCGGAAGAAATAATACTCTTAAATATCCACAAGTCTATAGAGTCTACATCGATAGACACATAGTCAACTTCAGTGGGTACATTATATTTTTTAAAAATTTCTACAACATTTTCTGAAGTTATTTGTTCTCTGTACAGATTGATGTCTGGGTTTTGGTTCTCAATGTCAAAGAGAACCCCTGACCACCCTTCACACATCTTGAGAGCCCCTGTATTTGCCCCACACTCAGGCTCGTACGCCGTGACATTAAACCCAAACTCAACAAAGAACTTGTTTGTTCTCCCAATAGAATCAAAAATAAATTTAATTATTCCATCTTGGCCGTGTTGCGACGAGTATATACGGCTCGAATGAGCTGGAATGTCTTTTACCCACCCCATAGTACTAGTCAATATTTTCTACTGGACTTCTACACGCAAAGTTTGTGACATGATGAAATTCTCCAAGAATTGTCGTATTTTCAGGAGTTGATCGTGGTATGTTGGGGCAGTGAACCCCCATTGCGTAAATCTGGGTGGACACTATACACTTGGACCGACGAGGATACTCGTTTGTCCAATCAAGTTTTTTATAATTTTTATTTTTTATTCTTTCACACGTCTCTTCACATTGTTCAGGGTTGTCTAGAACTATAAACCTATTGATGAATCCGTAGCATAGCTTATCACCTAGGTCAAGAGGAACCTGTATAAACTCATCCATGTCGTTAAACAAAACATAATCTGCAAAGTGTTTTGCCCAATACAAAAAATTATTTATAGAAGTAATCTGGGCACAGTGAGCACCTTTGCCGTTATAATAGGGATAATTCCACTGAATATATGTAACATTGTCAATATTGGGCAAGGGATCAGACCCAAACGTCTTGTTGTAGTACAAAAAGAAATGTTCAACACCCAACTCTGTGTAGTACTTTACATAGGCGGGTATCAACTTGTAATCCTCCTTAAAAAGAGTCATGGCAACAAGTCTATGCCTTTTTACCTTGTCTTTCTTTATTGTACCACATGGTGTTGTGTTAAAAAAGACTGGAATTTCGTCGAGTATTTCCCATGAATCATTTGAAGTTCTGAATATATGAGTCATGGAGTAATCAGAGTCTTCTGTTTGGCTATCAAGTCGTATGTGCTCTGCTCTCTGTCCGTTTATGCACGCATCATCAATAAATCCGTAGAATGTAACAATGATGGTAGAGTCCACAAATCTGCAGTGAAACACATCATCACTCATGCGTAATATTATAAAAAATAAAAAAAATATAATTATCAATGCGAGTTACTGTTATTGGAGCAGGGAAGCTTGGTCTCTCATACGCTGCATTCATAGCATCTCACGGTCATAGTGTTCACTGTGTAGACAATAATACACGCCTTATAGAAGACTATGTGAATGGTATTTTTGACACAAACGAGCCAAAAGTTGCTGAACTTGCGTCTCGGTACCCTATGACATACTCAACTGAACCTGTTCCATCTGACGTTACTATAGTGCTTGTAAACACCCCCACCTCATATGCTGGATACGACCACGACATTCTTGAAAGTGTTTTAAACAATATTTCTGGAAATATTATCGTCACGTGCACTGTTCAACCTGGATTTTTCAAAAAGTATCCGAATGTGGTGTACAACCCTCTGTTTGTTCAGATAGGAAACATTGTGACCAACCTTGAGTCGACCGAGTCTGTGTTGATAGGAGGCCCATCAGGTGTTCACAGCGATTTTTTCAAGTCAATTTATGGAGAAACTGTAAATCTTCACTACATGAGTCATATAGAGGCGGAGGTTGCAAAGCTTGCCCTGAACAGCTACATAACAATGAAAATTTCATTTGCAAATATGATTGGTGACGCGTTACGGAGAGCAGGGGCTGAGGCGGATGCAGTCCTTGATTTCGTAGGCTCAGACAAAAGAGTTGGGAATAGGTGCCTAAAATATGGGTGGGGCTATGGAGGCCCTTGTTTCCCCAGAGACAACCGTGCACTGTGTACATTCCTCAGAGAGTATGGCGTGTACGACTACCTGCCAGTGGCAAGCCACGAGTCCAACGAAAGACATGCTGTAGAACAGGCCCTATTCACACCTGATGTATTTACAAACATGTGCTACAAAGATGACTGTGATGTACCTATTACAGAAGAGTCACACAAGGTGAAAACAGCACTCATCAAGAAATCTATGGGTAAAAAAATAAATATACAGTTTCCACCAGATGCACTTCCAAAGGAACTTCACCCATTCTGCCAGATGTAAATATCTGCAAGGTTTTGATACAATTTATTCAAAAAAGTAATGTCTTCTGTGTTTAGGTGATGTACATGAAAAAAATCCATACTTTGCATATATGGTTTCATAAAATCAAGTGTGTTTTTATAAGAGTCTATGTATTGGGTCGTGTTTACATTCTCCATTGTTATGTATACAACGCGTTTGATGTGTTCTCCTGCGCTTTGCCCACCATATCCTCCATGCTCAGTTTGTACGAATTGTTGTGGTGCCAATTTGGAGTGTAGAAAATAAGAGCATCCTTCGTGTTTTCGCGCATGTGGTAAGCCATCAGAGACAGTGTAGAGTTGGGTATTATAAAGTCATCACATAGAGACATGAAGAAAAAGGCAAACACAGGGTCGTCTTCATCTATAAACACAACATCAGAGTTTTTTACGATGGAATAATTCTTTGCAATGTCAGGGGAATCGCTAAAAGCTATAAATCGTTGCCCAGGAAAACGCTTCATTGCATTTTCATAATAGGACTCTGTCTGTAGGCAATGTACAGGGTTGTTGATATTGTCACCAAGCCGGATATGTAAACACACTGTCCTTTTGTCACCCTTTACAGAGTTGTACATTTGGACAATGCGATCCCATTTGTCTTGCTCATTGAAACGAAGAAGATCTCTTATTTCAGTTTGATATTTGTTAAAATATTTCCAGGACTGAAAGTACCCGTGCAGACACCGAGCACTCTCAGGAATCTTCCTGTATGTCAGGTCATCGTGAGGCTCCTGAAAATCAGGAGGAGGAAGCTGGCCAACAAAGTTTACATGTCTAAATAGTTTGGAATAATGCTCTATACACGGTCTGTCAGGGGCGGTATCATATCTCCCTCGAGTATACAGCATACTAATGTTGTTTTCACGGGCATGAGCATATGCAGCATGGTGCATAAACAACAAGTTTCCTAAACCACCAGCTGCATGAAAATTCATATAATTTATTTTTGTTATTGTTTTAAATATGATCGTGTACTACATAAACCTCGAACATCGAACAGACAGACGTTCTCATATTGAAAAGGAGCTCGAGGGTCTCACATGGCCCATTGAGCGCATAGATGCAGTACTCAATCAATATGGAATTCTTGGGTGTGTGTTTTCGCATATAAAGACGCTTGAGCGGTTCCTAGAGTCTACCCACGACGAGTGTATCATCCTTGAAGACGACTTTGAGTTTACTCGCCCAAAGGAAGAACTACATGTCCCACAAGTCGAGTGGGACCTTGTCATGCTCAGTGGGAATGTGATTGACCAAGGAATGTATACAAAAGATCTCAACCATATATATGATGCCCAAACAACATCCGGTTACATGATTACAAAAAATTTTGCAAAAATTCTTTTAGAAAACTTTAAAGAGAGTGCTGTTCTGCTTGAGCAGTCACGACACACCCCAAGTCATGCCCTAGACATGTACTGGAAGAGACTTCAGCCTATTTCCAAGTGGTACATATTCAACCCCAAGTTTGGGAAGCAGTGTGCCAGCTACTCAGACATTGAGTGTAAGGATGTAAACTATCAGTGTTGACGCGCCAAGAATTTTTTATAAATTTATTTATTTTTTATAGATGGAGACGATGAGCTTCAATGGACCCTCTTCCATGACATCGATTAGCTATACACCCACAGTGGATGGCGCACCAGTGGAAAAGCCAGACCCCAAGGCGAAGATTCCAGAAGGACTCCTCGAGTTCAATCCCGAGGAAAATAAAGTTGACGAATCTCAAATGGCAGACTTTGCAACCCCCATTTCGGACCTGGTAACCCCCGGGCCCGGTCAGATGATGCAAAACGAGATGATGGGGTCTCCAATGGGCGGCCCCGCCGACAAGCCCGTCCGCGGAGGTGACATCCCACAGCCTCGTAGCGGCGGCAAGTCAAACCCTCTGGGCCTCACCGATGAGCAGTACACAGCAGTCATTGCCGGCATTGTCGCCATAGGTGTTTTTTCCAAGCCAGTCCAAGAGAAACTCATCGAGATGATTCCAAGCATGATAAAGGATGGCACTGACGATCTCAGCACGACTGGTATGATTGTGCTTGCAGCTCTGGTGGCTCTCGTCTTCTATTTTGCTAAAAGAAGTCTCGTACAGTAATATATATATGAAGAAGTGGTTCTTCATCATTTCGGTCCTCCTTGTTCTATTTGGGACTATGATGATGAAGCTGTTGGGCCTTGCGCTCTTTGGGTATCTTGTCAGCCGTAGAGGCGCAGGACCACCTTTACCGCCTCGCTCCGAACAACATCCTCCTCCGTAAACTCGATATGGCCAATGGTCTTGTCAGTTTCAGTAGAGAGACGCCTGACGAGGTCTTCAAGCCCATTCTGTTCAAAGCCCCTCTCACACTGCTTAATGTCCCCCGCAATAACCATCTTTGACCCGTTGCCAATACGTGTCAAGAGCATCTTCATTTGCGACGCAGTCGAGTTTTGCATCTCGTCGCCAATGACCCAGGAGTTATCAAAGGTTCTGCCGCGCATGTAGGCCAGTGGACAAATCTCAATCTGCCTCTCATAAATCATTTCATTTACCTTTTTTGGGGTGAAGTACCTGTAGAGCGCGTCATACATGGGTCTGGTCCACGGCTCCATCTTCTTCTCGAGTGACCCGGGCAGAAAGCCGTGCTGCTCGTCGACACTCACAGCGGGCCGAGTAAGCACAAGGCGCGACACCTTGCCACTCATGAGTGCTTTGGACCCTGCGTGACATGCGAGCAGCGTCTTGCCAGTTCCTGCAGGCCCAGTGCCAATCACAATGGGCATGGAGGAGTACAAAAAGTCAACATACTTGCGCTGTGTGACAGTGCGTGGAGAGATCATATACCTATTTATGTCGGGTTGTTTTTAGGTGAAGGCGAAGCCTTCATTTCCTTTCCTCATCACGAGGCCCCTGCGGCCCTCGGTCTCATATCATCGTCACCTTGTCTCCGCAGTAGTTGGTGGTGCCACCAGTGGGTTGGAAGATGCCCATGTCGGCTGCGAGCGTCTTGAGATCCTTGAAATATTTCCAAAACTTTTTGGTGTGGTTGTATTCAGTGACTGTGATGTGTCCGAGCTCGTGGAGGAGCACATAGGTTGCAGCGTTCACATCATCACCTCTGAGACATATGCAAATCTCGTACCCCTTGTTTATGTTAAAGGCGATGGGTCCCTTGGACCGGTCGTGTCCTATGAGTCCTGTGAGAATGGCGCGATTCTTGAGGACATCCCAGCGCCTGTCTATGTTTTCAGGGCTCTCGATGTAGGCTATGAGGGCACTGTATTTCTCCTTGAGTTGTGTGAGCATAGGGGGCTGCTTGTGTCGCATGACGAGGACCACCAGGACTAGGGCCAGAACCACAGTCAAGGGCCATCGGTCCATCTACTATTTCTCCTGAAAATAAATTTAGAATAAATATCTGAAATGAGACCAGTGTCTTGACACATGGGCGACCAGTCGATGCATTCAAAGAAACTTTTAAAAATTCTTTTTAAATTTTCAGGATGGAGGATGGGTTCGATTCTCTCCTGACCAGAGTAGAAGGGTCCATCGACCAGTTTGACGCGGAGTGTCTCCCCCTCTCGTACAACTGTGTTACCGAGCCGGTCCCTGAAGTACTCGCATGGGAGCCTGTTGGGGTCGGGGACAATACCAATGAGGACACCGCCTCTCTTCACCTTGTCGACCAGTGCATCGACACTTTCTTTGAAGAGTTGTGGAGTCGCGGCAATGTAATGCAGGGAAAAGTTGTAACAGATGACGTCAAACTCGCCCTTGACAGTGCGTATGTCTCCTTGGATGAATGTGGCGTCAATTCCAAGCGTTTTGGCGCGTTCACGAGCCTCGTCCAGCGAAGAGGCGTCTGGGTCCACGCAGACGAGGTTACATCCAACACCCTTCCACTTGTGTAAGTCACCCCCACGGCCACACCCACAGTCGAGCACATAATCCTTACGCTTGACACACTTCTGAATGAGCTCTCTTTTGAACAAATTGTGAGACTTTCGTAGCTCTTCCATACTTAAAAGAATGTAGCTAGTATTGTTTAAATGGCTGTTGATACCTTGACTGTGGATTACACGACTGTTCCTGGCCAGCTGTATGCCTGTGTGTCCTTTGTGGGTCCTGAGCAGCCACAGAAGAATGAGCTGCTTGGTATGAAGATTCGTGGTTGCTTCCCAGACAAGGAGTCTGCGGCGGCTCATGCCAAGCGTCTGCAGAAGGAGGATGCCACCTTTGACATTTACGTGGTGGACATGTACAAGTGGCTGCTGATCCCGCCTGTGAATGAGGCGATTGAGGATGTGCACTACGCGAACCAGAAGCTTGAGGAGATTATGACCAAGTACCGTGAGAATTCACGTGAGGCGTCTGCAATGTTTGAGAAGCGCAAGCGCGACATGATGGCACAGCCTGGCCCAGACTCGGCCACGCCTTTCCTGGACCCCTCGGACGAGAATTCCAAGTTTTACACCAAGCCAGATGTGCCCCCTATTCCCCACCCAGCCGAGATTCTGGAGAAGCTCCGGGAGGAGTTCCCCGACAAGCCCATTGAGCTCCTGGTCAAGATGGCGGATGCAGAGGTTCAGCTGGAGATTGAGCGCCGCAAGAAGGAGACGCGGGCAACCGAGGTGACTGTCAATACAGTTGAGACGCCTGCGGCCCAGTAAGAAAAAATATAACTAAAATATAATGAAGTTGACCAGATGGGCCGTGGCACTCTTTGTGTTGTGGCTTATTTGGGCAGCACTCTCAAAGAGTGAGAATTATATCAGGATGCCACCTGGCTCGTATGATTCTCAGTTTTTTTTCGAACAAGACTCACAACTTCGTGAGAATCCATGGGTAGGTATTCTTCAAGAAAAGGTGTATAAACAGCCCATTGTCCCAGACAGTCGCCTTGGCACATTCAAGCCGGCAGAAGACATGTCAGGCATACCAATGTATGCTATAACTTAAATATTAATTAAATATATGTTGTATGAAAAAACTCGCAGAAACATGAATTTTCAGAGTCGTGCGAAAAACTATGAAAATCTCATGAGATTTTTGAAATCAACAGAAACTGCACACCGAGAGCTCAGTCCTTTATTTGCGCCAGGTGTTACACGTAATAACAGGAACGCAATAGACTCTTTAATAACGAAAATGTCAATATATGTCAATTCCAAAAAGGGGACGACGCGGGCACAAACCATGACACGGGGTCGCTATGATATTGAAAGAATGGCACGTAATTATAAAAGTATTTTGAATAATACGGCTACACTATACAAAACTGCTGGAAAGTCTGTCAAGTACACGGGGACAAAGTATGTGCAGAATCACCCGGGCATGGCAAAGAAACTTCAGCAAGTTTTGAATAATGTTCGGCGCAAAAAGCAGATGAATAAGGAACTTACTGCTTCGTTGCGTAGAGGCTTGTCAAACAGACGTATATACCGTGAAGGCTTGAATGAAATTAGGAGAAAGTACTAGGCTGCTGACCCCTTGATTATGACTGGGCGCATGCTCATCAGAATAGCCCCAATGATGATACCAAGCACAACCAGATGCCACTGGATACCATTAAACAAGTCATTCTTAGGCATCTGCATCATCGTCGGATGGTACATTGGGAAAGGCGTGTGGTGCGCGTGGGGAGGCTGTAGCTCCACGTGGTCGTCCTGTTGGTCCTCGTCGTTTCTTGACAGGAATGATGGGGTGGCGTCCATTATCTTCATCTTCACTCTCGCTTTTATCTGAATCGACAAAACTCAAATCATCATCATCTTCATCAAGTTCCTCGTCAGAGTATTCAATATTCGAAGATATATCGGATTCGACATCATCATAGTCCTCCGAACCGTAATCATCTTCAACCTTTTCAACAGGCTCATAGCGGGTGGGTGGCTTTGAAATTCGTCCCGACCGTGTTCGGGTCTCTTGACTCATCTGCATAATAAAGCATTGTATTGTTTAAGTACTTTGGATCAAAATAAACACCTTTATCCAGTGCAAGTTGGTTCAGGATGGTTTCACCCTCTAGACCCATCTGGTTTGTGATGCTGAGTATATTGTCCTGTATTTCGCCGTCATCTGCGCGCCGTATGCACAGCCCTATGCTCTTGGCCGTGTCTATGGCTCTGTACAAGTGGTCTGCAGCGAGATCAGGGCTCTTTTTTGATTCAACCTCAAACCCGTTCACGTGGTACACAAAGAGGTGAAAGAGCTCTGGGTCGAGACCCGAGTATGGGTGTATCTTTTCAATGTATGAATGAAAGTGTGTCGTGCCAACACGGGGGAAGAAAATCCAGAGCACTGCTACGAGGAGGGCTACCCACAGGAACAACATCTTTCAGTTGCTTCTCTACTGTAGGCGGCAGATTATGTTTGTCGCCTTCAAACTTGGCACACTCTTCGTCAAAGCACCGCTGGCATATAGTCCCTTTTTGAATCATAAACCACACGTGGTTGCTTCGGTGTTCCTGGTGTACCCGTGCACAAAACTTGGAGTCTGTTTGGACATACCACCCACCCGTCTTTTCGTGTCGAATGATACGCTTCACTTTGGCCCGCTCCTGGCCATACAAGCACCTCTGAATAAACCCCTCGAGTGCTGTGCTCGTCACCTCATCCGCCACCTGCTCATCCTCACAGTCAGCTGAAGTCCTGATGCTAAACAGGTCAAGCACACCAGGGTCCGGATTCTTGTCAAACTCTGCGCCACCAACCTGCTTCCAAGGGAGGTACGGGTCCCCACTCGGCTTTTTGTGGGACCACAGCATCCGCAAGCCGCTCCCAGTGTACACAGAGGCGTCAATCACCTTGGACCAGTCCAGACCCTCCTCGCTCGAGGGGAAACGCATCAGAATGTCTGTTCGCAGAGCCAGAGCACGGTCGCGAGTCACACGCAAGTCCGGCCAGTGCACGTGGACTCCACTCTTGATGCCCTCTGCACAAGGCCTGGGACGCGCACGCGCAATCACACACCTGCCTATACCTACTACATCGTGCAGAGCAGTACAGATGCGCTCCACCTCCTCCTTTGTAAGAGCCTCCTTCCCTTTGTAGTCCAGATCCACAAAGAATTTAAAAACTTTTGTTTTTTGTTCGACAACATACAGTTTGTTCCCTGCTTGTATAGAGGCTACATAGGCTCTATAAAACTCGTCTCTTTCCTCGTCAGGCACATACAGCATACCTCCATCCATGAGTAGGTGCGTGAAGGGGGCGGCGGGGACTCGCCATCGCCGGATATCCATACAGTATACTTTCGCTATTTCTTTAAGGATTTTGTATAACTACAAGTTGGCCTTTGTTGTTGATACCAACTGCTATGCTATTACGTTGGCGCATGTGTTGCACGTTGGCTCGCCGCATGGCTGCGGGACCGTTTCGGCGCGGCTGGTTGGCCCAGCTGAGTCTGCGTGGAGACACAGTGTTGGTCAGTCTCCGGTACACGGACCGGGGTCTCACAAGAGTGGGTGGTGACCGGTTCCGGCGCCGAACAGGGGATGGAGTACGAGACCCTGGCATTTATATATTTTTAGAAAATTGTTTCGAGAGGCACTGTCAATATCTCAAAGCTCGACTCATAGACACGTCCATCCAACTTCAACTGGACCATGTTAGGAGACCAAATTTTCCACGCAGTGTCCAGAGTCTGGGGACTGAACAAAGTCTTGTCATGACAAATAATAAAAATATTATTTTTAAAAATTCCTTGTAAAAAATCATCATATACTCGAACCTTGACAGCTGTCCCTGGCACAAGGGTACTTGACACGGGTGTCTTGACAATAATGTCCTTGACGACACGGACAGCGTCATCAGGGCCACTCACACTTAATTCTTCACCACTGTAGTGCACAGTGGCGCGCCCCACCTTCCACGAGGCGTTACACTCATCATCGAGTGAGGGCTTGCCAAAGGTGGTCACCACATGGGAAATGGGCACGTCAAGTAGCATCTTACTTTCATCTAGTAGGCTACCTTTATTTCTAAGAGAAAAGTATAGATGGCGAACAATGTACTCGAGAGGCAGTTGCGGAACCTCCGCCTCACGACTGTGTTGACACACGGATACCCTACAGAATACGCAAAGAAACTATTGGCTAGGGGTGACAACGTAAACCAAAAGGAAAAAACGACCCAGATGACTGCTTTACACAGAGCGGCTTTTGCTGGACGGCATGACGTCTTTAAGCTCCTTCTGAATCACGGTGCAAGAGTCAATTCACGTGATTATAAAAATAGAACACCTCTTCATGTCCTTGTGGAACGTAATTCAAAACCAGAATTACTCAAGGCACTTTTGAATCATGGGGCAAATATAAATGCACGCAACGAGCACGGATGGACGCCTCTTATGATTGCTGTACGGCATGGTCACTCTGGGTACGTTCGCAACCTTCTAAATAAAGGAGCGAACATCAATGCTCGTGGGAATTCTGGGGTCCAAGCGATAGACTTTGCAATTCAGGCAGGGAATCCTAAAGTCATCGAACTGTTGATTGGGAAGGGTGCAAAAGTGAGCCCTGAAAAACTGAAGAGGTGGGCAGTGAATCATTGGCGAGGAACCCCGAACAACGCCAAGAGAAACATGGTCGCTAGGGCACTCGGGGCCAACCGAGCAAAACGCACAATTTCCAGGGCAGTGACCAGAATGGTATATGCACCTGTGTTCACCCCTGGACGCCTGTCAGTTGTAGGCCGAGGGTCTCGACAGGGACGAAATAACTATTATTCAATCATTCCTCGTCATCACTCGACGAGTCATCCATACTAATCAGTCTCCACAAACTTTTTTCTTTTTTTTCTTTTTTCTCCTCCTTTACTGGTTCAGGTTCCGGCTCCGCCTCGGGCTCTGGCTCTGGCTCTGGGGCCTTTTCCTCGAGCTTCTGAATCTCGTAGTGGAGCTTCTGTACTGTGTACTTTTCCAGTTCCAGTGGATCTGTAGGCTCACCTGCTGCAGTCATGAGTTCTGCAAGACGTTGGGCAAGTACAGACTTTTTCACTGTCATATATAAAAAAAATAATTTTTTATAAATTTATGGCCGCGAGAGATCAGGGTCTCAGGAAGAAAGGCTGTTTGTCCGCCTTTAGGGCTGTGTGAAACTCTGGGTTTTGGACAATGTGATGACGTATCATGGTCCAGAGATTTGAGCGTTGAGAAATGCCTTCAAGAGTGTCAAACTCACAAAAGTCATTTTCATCGTAATTTTTCCTGAATGCAGTTTGACGAGTTTCCATTTTGTGTTTTTCTTCTGTGAATCTCTTCACAATGTGCTTGTGTTCCAAATGGGTCATAGGGACATCAAGTACGTAGACGTGGTAGACGTTGTTAATCTGGTCTTCCGGGTCTTTGTTTATAAACTTAAAATAGGAATAAGCCCCCCTTTTTAAGTTTATGGTGCCACGAGTCTCCTCCTCGAGTTCTCGGAGTGCGCATCGGAGAGGGTTGTACACCTCTCGTCGTCTGCATCCCCCGGTGACAAATGTCCACTCTTTGTATCGGCGGTCGTGCACCAACAGAAAATACGGCTTTCCATCCACATAACTCACCGGAATAGCAATAGCTTTATGCCTTTCCGGGGGTCTCATTCGTTGAGTCAGCGGGATTTTTTCCATCCTCTCCTATTGGCACAGAATAATATTTCGCAAGATTGCCCGAGCGTGGGTCGTATGTTATAAGAAACAAAAGTCCTAAGAGGAGTACCCAAGGCCAGAATCTCATACTTATAATATTTCTTATTTAATTTGCGTACAAAAGACCACCCATACCCTCCCGGATTCTCAGAATGTTGTAATTGACTGCATAGATGTAGCCGATACCTGGGTGGCCACGGAGCTGAGAGAATGGCTGGGCCAGGGCCTGCATGCCAGTGAGACCCCCCAGGTTGAGCTGAGGTGGTGTGATAAGGCGGTAGGTGTCCAGCCGAGAAAAGTTGAGTGTGCCAGTGGGCTGCAGACGGGTCGTGTCCAGACAGTAGGGGATGACTGCAACGTTTGCCGTGTAGTTGGAAGCGGTTGGCACAGTCTGGTAGCCAAACTGTGTGTGGTAGTACTGGACAACATCCGTGTAGTGGAACAGGGGCTTATCGTCGCCAACATCCACACCGTTAATCTGGGTGCGCAACACGGCGTTGTAAGCAGTCGCCGAGCCAGCGCCGCCGTTTGCACCTCCTGCACTGTAAATCGTGTTGTAGTTGTTGGACTGGAAGGCCAGGTACTTGATGGGGTGGGCCAGAGCCAGCTCCTGGACTGGGGTAATGCCCAGAGGCACACGCTGCACCTGGTAGATGAGCATATCCATGGGGGTCTTGGCAAAGAACTCACGCTCTGCGGCATCCAGGTAGATGAAGTTGGTCCAGAGCACATACTGCAGCTGCTGGTATGTGGTGGTTGAGTTGGTACCGCCAGTGCCGTTCACACGGGGGGTTGCGCTCAGTGTCTGGGCAGCGCCGTTCACCTGCGCACCCGAAGTGGAAACAAGGGCATTCAGACCGTTTGCGGCGGTGTTGAATGACGTCTCCGTACCCGTATTGGGTGCCCAGGTGATGCGAATCTCGACATCGTGGAAAGCCAGACCCACCACGGGCAGAGCCAGCATCCACTCCTTGTTGAAGAAAAACTTGAGGGGGAAGAAACTTGCCACCTGGTTGCTTGCTGCATAGTTGGTTGGCTGCAGTGTGGAACCACCTTGGTTGTTCAGGTAGCGCTGATTCATATTCTGGGCACCAACCACTGGCTCCACATCGGACAGCCACTGGAAGTCCTGGGAGTCAATCTCTTGGCCACCAATGTACAGCTGAATACGGGAAATAACCTGAGACCAGTCGAGATTTGCAATGTACGCGCCGTTACCGTCACGGGCCGTAAGGTACATGTAAGACACGAGGTCACCCTTCTTCTCAAGACGAATCGTGGAGATGCTGCCTGCTTGGGGAGTGCCCTGGATAAGCTGACGCTCCACAGACGAGGCATAGTGCGTGTAACGCTTGTAGTTGGCCCGGAAGAAAGACACCTCTGGCTTCCCAGTCAGCCACTCATCCTGAACACCGGTCGCCACAAGTTGAACAATGCCACCAGACATTTAATTTCTTACTATATTTTTTTTCCGTCACTTTGCTGCGGCCATTTTTGCCAGAGGGGTCATGGCCAACTCATTCTTGTCGAGTTGTTCAATGGCAATGTCGAGCGCCCTGGGTGTTGAGTTGGGATTGGCATTCATACGGAATGCATTAAACTTGTAGTAATCTGCATCCTTGTATGGGTTGAACCGGAACTGTGGGTCTGCGCCCTGCACTGGGAATGGAACAGACTCTGGTCGTACGTTGGTGATGGCGCCCACCTGGCCAACAGGGTCTGCACGCACATTCATTCGCTGGCCGTTACCCTCACGGTCTACACTGGACCTGTTGTCTGTGCCTCGAGACAGACGAATGTCAGCATATTTACCTTTTCCAGTGGCGTATCCCCCTGAATCAGCTCCGCTGGAGGTGGCGTATGGCTCGTGCACAAAGTGGCTCGCAGCGCCAATTTGAAGGGTGTCGCCGGTGCGCACTCCCGTCTCTTCGCGAATTGTCGTGCGCCGAGTCTTAATCTGGTCTGGACGGCCTTCTGGACCGCGAAGCACACCGCCCTGGCCTTGACCGCTGTTGGCCACAGGGTCTCTGTGCCACGCCTTGGTGTCCTTGGCCTCGTGGGTGATGTTGGGGGCGACAGGGCCGCCCGCCTTGACCACCGCATTCGAGGGTCCACCGACGGTGTTTGCTGGGTCCGAAAAGGTACCAGGCAAAGTCGTCAGACGCTCCTCGTTGATGTTGGCTGGAGACACACGGAAAAACTGGTGAAAGCCACCAGACGCTGGAACATCTGCACCAACGCCGAGACCGCGGCCAACCCGCATCTGCTCGATGGGTGGCACGTTATTCATCTTCCCGGACACACCTTGGCGACTGTACAGGTCATACACAGGCTGCCCATATGGGAACCGACGTGCCACAGGGGAAATGTCTTGCATGTTGCCCACAACCTCCTTGGGCCGAAGCCGGAAATCGTTAAAGACCCGGCCTGCATCTGGAAGAGTGGTGCGTGGGTCCAGGGGTCTGTCTTGCTGTGCAAAGTTGTTGTTAATCAGGTCATTGGCAAATACCGGCTTTGTAGGTTTCATCATCACCATCTGGTCTTGGGTAAGTGGGGGAGACTCGCTTGTATCACTCAAGCGCTGCCCAGCAAACACGAGACCAACCACAGCAGCAAGTGCTAGAGGGTCCATATTACTATATATTTATAAAATTACACTGCAGAATCCTTGGGGACTGGACGGCCATACCTCTGGATAAAGCGGTTGTTCTGGTCATTGCTGTACGTGCTCAGAGGGTCAGGCTCCCAGTAACGGACTGGGATGTTTATGTACAGATTAGGGAAATCATAAGGCTTGTCGGCATAAATACCGTTAAACTTCATCGTGCTCTGGGGACGAAGCATGTCATCAGACTCGACCATCTCTGTAAGCAACTTGGTCATGTACACATCCTGCTGGATGTTCCGGAGCCCTGGCTGCAGATTGTTCGGCATCTTACTATTATTATTTTTTTTTATCTAGCCGCGTCTGCTCATACGATGCAATCCAGACGCCGCCATAATGTGGTGAAAGACTTTGTTGTTCACAGGGCCTCTATTTATTTTTATTAATTGTAAATTTGTTAGGAGTTTGTTTATTTCTCCACTCGTTGCAGTGGCTACCAAGCCTCTGTTGTTTTGTTGGTACGTCACCCGCTCGAGTGCAGTCATGGGGCGTGCATAGCTTGCAATTGTGTATACGAAACGGTTCGGGCTAAACTTGGCTATAGCCGTGAATCTCCCATACGGGTCTTGGTACAAATGATATCCCTGCGACAACCGGGACATTTATTATATTCATTTATTTTCTGCCGTTGCCGCCTCTCATCTGGACATTCTCGGGGAAGTGCGTGCGGCCCATGAAGCCCTCGTCTGGCGCGCACGTCCAAGGACCACTGTCATCCTTGCAGAAGGGCGAGAATGGCTTGCCGTATGCACCCTGTGCAAACGCAGTCTGGTCGTTGGGAATCAAGCCGTTGTTGGGGGCGGTGTAGAACCGGCTCGAGGCGTCATACTGCCACAGCTTCCCGCGATCCTTGCCGAGATCCTGGTCAAATGGGTGTATCTTTGACCACAGATTGGCCACCTCTGGAGCGACACTGGGGTACCACGCGGCTGGGGGTCTGTCAGGGTTGTCTTTGATGTCTGTGAGCAGCGCGTTGCCCATGGGGTTGTCCAGAGTGGGCATCTGTACTGGGCCACCAAGCATACCTGCGGGGCGAGCGTCGCCATAGGCGGGACGAATGGTGGTTGTCCCGTGAATCATACCGTTCCTGTACATGTAATACAGCACACCGAGCACAAGTGCACCCAGTGCAAACACCCGAACGTCCCGCTGGATAAGGTAGACTATACAGGTGGCGTAAATGACAAAACGGGCTGTGGCCTGTGCACGCTCCGATGTCGACTGACTGGAATTGGGCCAAAACTGAAAAATTTTGTCCGAACGAAATAATTCCCTCGGGTCCATACTATTATTATTGTTTATTTTTTCGTTCGGCGTACAGCCTTCTTGGGTGCACCTGGGGGAAGACGAGGCGCCCGCGCAGGAGTCCCAAGTGGACTGTTCGAACCAAGCAGAGAGTTGAACAGGGAAGACATGGCTGACATATCAAACATACCGTTGCTCTGCATATTGTTCGCGCACTGCTCTGCGACACTCTCAATCATACTCAGCGTCTCTGGGGGAAACATTGTGATGGTTGACCCAAGAATGTACATGTTCTGCATGTACTGCCACACAGCGTTACGGGTCGTGTCAGTCACACCCTCTGCATTCCACAGATCCTTGATGTGCAGGTCCTTCAGCACCTCCATGTGCTCTGCATCCTCAAGGAAGAATGACTCATCCTTGCCCATCAGCTTGTCCGCACAAGGCTTGACAGACTTCATAAACTCATCCATAGTCCACCTGGGATGAGTGGTGCGACACAGTATAAAACCCATCTTGGCCTCATACAACTTCTCATCTTCGGGAAAAGTCTTGCACAACTCCTCCAGAAATTGAGTCATCAGATCATTAAAGCTGCTGATCGTCGACATGTAATTTATATGTTTATTAAAACTTTAACTAGAGAGCAACTTGAAAGTAAATGAGCGGCTGCGCCACTCACTAGAAGGGCTCCGGTGAAAGTGATTCTTTGTGGGCATTCCCTTGGTGAACAATAAAGTAGACCAAGAGAGCCACAAGGAAGGCTGGCTTGAAATATTCAGAGTTTTGTGTCACAGTCTGGCCATTCATCTTCGCCTTGAGATAGACGTAGGCCACCGTGGCCCCAGCTGCTATACCCGCTGCAGTCAC